GCCAGTAAGTCTATGTGCTTATGCAGAACAGGGTGTACTATCTCCAGATCTCTAAACTGAAAATCTGTCATAACTCTCCTCCTAGATAAACTTCTACATCTTCCATTTCCCCCCAGTTCTTACCTGCCTTAGCCTCTGCTATGACGGGCACTGAGAGATGTACCACGCTCTCGATGGAGAACTTGGCCCACCTGACAAACCTGTCTAGGTCCCGGTCTGCTACCTCAAACATGAGCTCATCATGTACCTGAAGCAACCATAGGAATGGTACCTCAGGGTTCCTGTGGATAAGCCCCATTGATAGTTTAAGTATACCCTGAGCTGAGGACTGGACTGGCATGTTAACTGCCTGCCTCTCCCCTGCCCCACGGTAGCGTTCAATAGGACACAGCAGTTCAGGTATGTACCTGATCCTACCAAACATATCCCTTACGAAGCCATCGCTCTGGGCCTTGGCCTTGGTGTACTCCTGCCATGCCCGGAGCTCAGGGCGCAGGCTGTAGTACCACTGGATAAACTCTGCGCACCTTGTCTCTGACCAGTCAGTCAGCCCTTCCAGTTGCATCTGGTTCTGGAGCCCGTGAGCTGTCAGCCCGTAGATGACACCGAAGCCCATGGTCTTGGTGGGGTAGCGGTGCTGAGACGTTACCTCTGATATAGGGATACCGAAGATCTGGCTGGCTGTCTCAGTGTGGATATCCCTACCCTGCTTGAACATGTCGATCATGCTCTGGCACTGGGCAAGATGAGCCGCTACACGCATCTCGATCTGGCTGTAGTCTATGGCTACCAGTGAAGTATTACTCCCTGATATGAATGCCTTGCGTATGGCCCTGCCCTGCTCACTACGACTGGGTATTTGCTGGAGGTTGGGGTTCTTCATACTCCACCGCCCTGTCTCCGTGCGAGTTATGTTGATGGTGGTATGTATACGTCCATCCTCTGAGATCTTACCGGGTAGTGCGTCACAGAAGCTGTCCTTTAGATGGGCCAGATGCCTGTACTCCTCTACCAGTTTAGCGGCTGGGTGCTTGATCTTGGAGAGCTCCTCGCCACGTACACTGGGTAGTCCAGTAGGGGTGTACTTGGTAGGCCTGTTACCTAGGTCCTCATAGAATACCTTGCGTAGATCGTGATCGCTGTTGGGATTAAACCTCAGGCCATTGAGGGCTGAGAATATCTCCTCTGCCTTGGCTTCCATCTGCTCAAGGTAGTGGCGTCCAAGATTGCGAAGGTACATCTCATCCACGGCTATGCCATTGGTCTGCATCTCCTGAGCTACAGGCAGGGTGGACTGGTCCATGTGGTATACGAAGCCCAGATCCTGCTCCTTTAGCATAGCCCATAGCTTCAGGTACACACGTAGCGTAGCATCAGCATCACGGGTGCTGTAGTATACCGCCTGATCCCGTGGTATATCAGCTAGGCTGGCATCAGGCATGGGACCCAGCAGGGCTTCCACCTCTGCCCTCTCCCTTGCATCTATCTGGTGCCACCGTGCCCATGGGTCCACGGGTCCAGACTTCAGGACCTTGCCACCTATCACATCCGCAATGATGCGCTTGATCTTCTTACTGATATGCTGGGGCTTCTTCATCTGCACCTTTAGCATGTTCTCTTTCTTGTCCCATGTCACGTTCTCCAGCTCAGGGGTCTCAAGTACATCTAGGTCAAGGCTGGCGGCCCTGTCTAGATAATCCATAGCCTTTGATCTACGGTACCCTGATATAGTTTCCGTGTAAGATGACATCTCCATGCCGCAGAGCCTCCAGCTGAGCTCCTTGAGCCCTTGTGGCAGACCCAGCAGGTAAGCCATAACCATGGTGTCATCACAGAACTCAGGTAGTTCAATCCACTGGGAATCGAAGAGGTAGTTGTGGACTACCGCTCCCTTGTCACCGGGTATGTATACAGCCTTGTCTGCATCCACGAACATACCAGTGCCAGGTCTTGAGGATACCTGATAGCTCCATAGCTTACCATCTACGATCTCCGTATCTATGGCAGTTATACTTTCGAAAGCTTCCAAGTCAGGCCCATCCCACTCAAGGTAGGTGGGAACCAGATCATCTGTTATATGGGATACGGTCTCACCCTCTACCAGCCTGCCCAGTACAGCGAAGTCAGCGGCTATGGCCCTCATTAGAGCGGAGTCATAGAAGCCAGCGGCTGGATGGTAGACGGGCAGGAAGGTGAAGCTGTGCCCCTTGTGGGTAATGGACTGGGGTATACCATGTATGTGCTCCACGCTGGCATTACCTAGGAACCTCTCAATGGCTACCTTACCCATACCCACCACGATCTCTGGCTTATACAGGTTGATCTCCATGTCCAGCCACCGGGACCCACAGAACTCTGCCTCCTCCCTGCTTGGGGTACGATTCCGAAGAGGCCTGCACTTAACCGTGTTGGTTATGATTACATCCTTACGCTTGATACCTATGGAGTCCAGCAGGCTGTTAAGATAGGAGCCTGCATCTCCGGTGAATGGTTGACCCTTACTGTCCTCGTTCTTACCGGGGGCCTCACCCACCAACATGATGCGCCCCTGCCCTACGGCAGGGACGACACCCTTACATCCTTCTCTCAGCTGACATGCCTTACACTCACGTGTTAGAGCATACAGCGTATCTGTTTCGATCATGTTAAAGCCTCAGTTATACTCTTTGATAATCCCTTCCCTATCCCGGGAATCTTCATCCACTCATCCTCGTCTGCGTTGATCATATCCTTGATCGAACCGAAGTGCTCCTCTATGGCTATGCTCCTCTCCCAGCCCACACCGGGTAGCTGGTTGGCTACGCTACGGATAAGGCTGGGGTTAAGGAGTAACGTAGGCTGGGGAGAGTAGAACTTCTTCAGTGAGCTATGCTCATCGAAGCCCTGCTGGAAGAACTGGAACAGTGCCTTCACCGTCTCGCTCGTAGCACGGGCGCTAGGGCTGAACAGTACCTGTACTCCCATCAGGTAGTGGAGCTGGTGGAGGTAGCCTTGGACCCGGTTCCAACTCATGCTGGTCCGGGTCCAGTTATTACCAGTGCGGTACTCAAAGAGACCGTCCTGACCCTGCCTCTGGATGCACTCAATGATCAGGAAGTAGTACTCAAACCCTGCTCCTATTGCATCCCTCACCTGCTTGATATGCCTGCCATCGGATATGCAGTTGATTAGATCCATTGCCTTCTTACGTTCACCGCATATCCAGTACTCAGACTTATTCGTTTCCTCGTCAGGCTTGGACTGGAAGAGCACGTCACCGTAAGGGATCGGTGCTCCCACTGCCATGGGCCCCAAGTATGTGAGTAAGTCCTTGTCGTTAGGTGCTGTTGTAACGTAGATCATGTCCCTCTCCCTTCCATGTACACTATGTGGCTACATATGTAGCATATCCAAGCTGGATAGTCACGGTCATACCTAGTGGCACCACCGCATCTGGTACAAGCTATACGTTGTGCATGGCTGGGAGTAGCATAGATAGGTTCAACAGGCCTGCTTCCTCTGTAAGGGGCATACCCATCCAGTCCTTGTTGAAGCGACAACTCGTTATCTCCGCTCCGAAGATCGGGCCGCCCTCCCCCTTGGTCCTGTTGGTCCTGATCGTTGTCTGGACTTTGTAGTTGGTCTTTTTCCACCCTTTCCCCTCAACTTCCCCGGTGTTGAAATCAGTATCCAGCTGGTGAAGGAGTACTACATTTAGTCTGGACTGGTTAGCGCATCGAAAGATCTCATCCATCTCAGCGTTAGCCTTTTGATACATATGTGGTTGCACCTGAGACACACGCCCGAACTGGGCCAGCCTGCATATATCGTAGAGCTCTGTACCTGTGTCGATTACTAGGGTACCAGATTCCATCTGTAAAGCCAGGTTGATCTGGTTCTGGATATCCTTCCACATTTCAGAGAAGCGCACCATTAGCTCATCAGGTGTGCCCAGCTTGCTCTGCTTGGGTAGTTCATACCTGAATACTTCCTTATCCCTCTGGAACTTCTCGATCACACCAGTGGTGCCTTCATCTATGTCTATGTAGTAGATCGGGGCCGGGCTGGTCAGGGCTAGGTGTGTCTTTCCCGTCTTGTCCCATCCCTCTATTGATATAGTACTGCGGTTGGGTATTACCTTTATCTTACTGTCCCACCCTGCCGCTTCCAATTGCTCTAGGGTTACCATCCTTCCTCCTCATATTGAGTAGCGCATTCCAATTGGAGACCAGCTCCTGAGGTTCGAAGTGCACTACGTGTAGTTTTAACTGAACATCTGGCCCACCTCTGGGGAAGTAGAGGACTGGCATCCACACTGTCTGACATACTGTCATGTAACAGTAGGCCATGGTCTGACACATGTATCGCCAGTGGGTATCTCCCTTCCCCGGAGCATCAACGAAGGTGGGGTCACCGGGAGCGGCGTAGCGAGACTTAATCTCAACTACCGCCTCTATCCCGGTGGGGCCAGTCACTATGCCATCAAGGCTCCCTATCACGCCTTCAACTCTCTTTACTACCTGAAAGTCACAGTGCCAGCCCTTCAGGCTAGCCACCTCACTGATCATAGGGCGCAACACAGCCTCACTTATTCTACCCATCGCCATTAATCTTTCACCCAACGGTTCCGGGTCATCACCGTACTGGTGACGGCCCAGTAGCCCAGCCAGCCTGTTGATCAGGTCGGACACGTGATCACCCTCTTCCCTGAACTCCGGTGGGTCAAGGAGATCAGCGGTCCTACCTAAATCTAGATCCGTACTGCTAAGTAGTCGGGGCAACGAATTCCTCACCTTCTAATGTGATACCAGTAGAAGAGGACAGCTGGCTAGTGAACTCTTCAGTCATAATGAGGTTGAGTAGCTGAGCCTTATCAGGCTGGGTTATGTCAGGTATTCCGAATACCTTTGTCTGTAGGTCCTGCCTAGTTGCGGAGCCACTGGCTATCAGTTCTTCTACCAGTGCTATACCCCTTTTAACTAGCAGATCTCGATCACCAGCGGCGGCGGCTTTCTCAGCGGCTCCACTTGAGATACCCTGCCCGGGCATTTCATACAGCATGTTGGCCAGTACTAGGTTGGGCTTGGCCTCACTTGTATCCCACTCCGCTACTATACCAACCAGCTTGGACACATCGTCACCGAAGTAATCCTTGGGTACGCCTGCTTTAACGAGGGACTCAAGCAGTGCGTAGAAACCTGAGCTCTTGGACAGCCGGGGACTGGCACCATTACCCATTACCTTCTTACCATCCTCAGCCAAGGTCCACCGTGCTACATCACCCACGCTGTACCAGCGAGGTTCGTGTACAAACCCAGTCTCAGGGTTGGTGAATACTATCGTGGCTACCATGCTCTCAGAGCTACCACCGAAGTTGCTCCTCACCTCTGTACCATCAGCACGGGTCCACTTGTGTGCCTCAAACAAGGCGCTAGTTATCTCCAAGCGCCCACGGGGAAACTCACCACCACTACTGGCTTCATCAATGTCTAGTCTTAGTACCATAAATGCTCCTTATATCTGTATTGGGATACGGTCCAGAGAGTTAGTCCTATGTACTCTGTCCCTGAACCAACGGGGTGCTAGGTTCCTGTTCTGTGGCCACCACCTCATCCATGTGTCATCAACAATTAGGACCTGACATTTATCGTCAGAGTTACGGGTGCCTCTGCCACACTCCTGAACTAGGGTCTGCATGGCGATCATGCTGGGGTAGCTTTTATCCTCCGCTTGTCTGGCTTTCATTACTGACCCACGGGTATCAGGGTAGGGAATCTTGCCAACCACGATGTACTCACACTCAGTAGACGGGAAGTCCCACCCTGTGGTTACAGCAGGAGAGACCAAGGTTGCCGGGGCACTGGCTCTCTTGAACTGATCTACCACACTACGTAGGTTCTGGTTACTGTGCTGGTACATCTGTGATTTAAACCGTGATCGTTCTGTTAAGTAACGGGCTCTCGCATAACTTACCGTGAACACTATGCCTTTCTTATGCTGACGCCCGGCTATGATCTCATCAATGCAGTTGACCCACTTCTCCATGTCTTTATCACTGGTGCGGTGGTCAACAGTTACGTTCTTAACATGTACTATAGGGGTGTTGGATGCAGGAAACAGGGAGGGTGCATCAATCCATTGCCCATCTAGTACACCTAGGTAGTCCATCATAGGACGGGTAATCATGGCTGACATTAGTATGACTTTGGGTACGCCCTGAAAGAGGACGTTATTGTACCTCGATATTTTGAGTGGCGTCCATACCGCCATGTCGTCCTCTGTCATTTCAGGCATCCAGTTACTTGCGTTGTCCTTCAGCCCTACATCCAGCCTATCTAGCCTATCTTCCAGACTCTGGAGGTGCCTGTACTCAGCGATCAGCTTATGGTCTATGTCCATGTTGGAACTCTGGTTGGATACTGATCGAAGCACGGCCTGTAGCCTGCCTTTCACCAGCTCCAGTGTGTCCGATACCTCGCTCTTCCACACCCTGGCACTCCAGTGTGGGTCCCAAGGGAATAGGTCCCTATCTTTAGCAGTGAAACGTACCGTAAGGAAGTTCTCCAAGACTGATGCAATCTGGTGCGCCTCGTCACATATCAGTAGCTGGGTATCCCTTGGCATACTGACCTTCATGCTGTCATGGCTGTAGATCTGGTACATCCACTTGTGATAGTTGGTGACTACCCTCTTGGCCCTCTGTGCCTCCTCCAGAGCCATGTAGTACGGACACTGGCGCTTACTTGGACAGTTGTACCCAGTGTGGCACGGTGCACGGTCCACCTGCATGGACTGGAACTCAAGGCATCGGTACTCGTTCTGTCCCTTGATGTCCTTCAGCTCTACGGCACCACGACCCAGCC